AACCCGAGGCCGAGCAAGAAGCGGAGCGTGGAGCGAATCGACCCCGTGGTGGCTTCGATCATCGCCATCGCGGCGAGTCTCCACGACGAGCAGCAGCAGCGAAGTGTCTACGAGGAACGAGGACTGATATGGCTCTGAGAATCCCGTTCCTTGGCTCGCTGGAGTTCCGGCGCTTTACTTCGACCGTACCTGTCGGCCAGCCGACCACCGGAGGTCTGCAGGTCTACACCGGGATGGTCGCCGACACCGGACAGGCGATTACGCCGACCGTGGCCCTGTCGTGCGTGACGGTCAACGCGTGCGTGCAAGCCATCGCGACTGAACTTGCGAAACTGCCGTGGAGCGTGATGAGCCGGGCGGACTCTATGCGGCGGGTCCGAACCGAGCACCCGGTCCATCGGCTCCTGAACGTCTCTCCCAATCCCGACATGACCGCGCTCTCGTGGCGCGAGTTGATGCTCACGAGCGCGTGCCTCACCGGAAACGCCTACAGCCTGATTGAGCGCACGCCGGACGGTAGGCCGAGCGCGCTTCACTTCCTGCGCCCGGACCTGATGGACGTGCAGCGCGTCAGCACGGGCGAGGTGGCCTACATCTACGGCGGCGGGCGCGACGAGCAAGGACGGACGGTCTTCAGCAGCAGCGAGGTGTTTCACCTCATGTGGATGTCTCCGGATGGTCTGCTCGGCTACTCGCCGCTGTCGCTCGCGAGGCAGGCGATTGGCCTTTCCATCGCTGCCGAGGCGTTCGGCGCTTCGTACTGGCGCAACGCGAGCAGGCCGAGCGGCGTCCTGTCCACGGATAAGGAACTCACGCCGGAAGCCGTGATGCGTATGCGCGAGTCGTGGGAAGCGCGTATGCGCGGCGTACAGAGCGCCGGAGCCATCGCGGTGCTGGAGGGCGGTCTGAAGTACCAGCAGATCAGCCTGTCGCCGCAGGACTCGCAATGGCTGGAGGGCCGCGCCTTCCAGCGCGAGGAGATTTGCGCGATGTTCCGCGTGCCTCCGAGCGTCATCGGTCTGTCCAGCGACAAGCAGTCCTATGCCAGCGCGGAGCAGGCGAACCGCGAGTGGGTGACCAACTGCCTGTCATCGTGGGCGGCTCGGCTGGAGGCAGAGGCGCGCCGCAAGTTGTTCCGCGCTGACGAGCAACTAGACACGGAGATCAGTTTCGACGCGATGCTGCGCGCCGACCTCATCACGCGATACCGAGCCTTCAGCATCGCTCGGCAGTTCGGATTCATGTCCGTCAATGAGATCAGGGCCGAGATCGGGCGCAACGGCATCGGGGACGATGGCGACGTGTACCTGCAGCCAGCGAACATGGTGCCTGCCGCCACGCCGTACGGAGGCGACAACTTCAGCGACGTGACCGAGCCTGACGCAATGCCGGATGAGCCGGACGATGACGGAGCGCCAGCAGCATCGGACGAGTTCCCCGAGGAGCGCGCGAAGACGCTGGCAGACATCGACCTCAAGCCGACCGAGGCGATGGCGTCGAACGCGCAGCGCGGGCTTGACCTGCGTCGGAAGCACAAGCGAGGAGGCACGGCAGTCGGCATCGCCCGGGCGCGCGACATCGCGAGCCGTACCAACCTGTCGCCGGACACGGTGAAGCGGATGGTGTCTTTCTTCGCGCGCCACGCTGCGTACAAGAAGGACCACACGACCGACCCGCCAAGCAACTCGTACATCTCGTGGCTGCTGTGGGGTGGCGACAGCGGCAAGACTTGGGCCGAGGCGCGGGCAAAGCAGATTGATGCAGCGAGGAAGGCGTAGCCATGTGCGGATGGGTCATCTACTTCCTGAAGGGCGCGACGTACGAGGCCACGATCACGATTGACGGCGTGGCGGACATCGCCAACGCGACGGAGTGGCGCGTGCGCTGCGTCGATGAGCGGCAGAACGTGATTCTGACCGCAAGCAGCGTCGGAGCATCGCCAATGCTCGTGCTCGTGCCGAACACGGACGGCAAGTCAATGCGGATGACGGTGCCAGCCACCACGACCTCCGCGATGGTCGTGCAGTCTGGCTACTACGACCTTGAGGTGCTTTGGACGAACGGCGTGGTGCGTCGGTACATCTCGCGAGGAAGCGTTGAGGTAGTTCAGAAGGCGGGCGCATGACGGCAAGCGTTGAGATCGTCACAGGCGCAGAGGTGCAGGTCACCGAATCGGCCACGGTGACGGTCGAATCGGAGCAGACGGGCACGTCCGTGCAGTTGTCGCAGGTGGCCGTCACGCTCACGATGGCGAGCGGCCAGCCCGGCATCGGTCTGCCCGGTGGCGGCGCGACAGGGCAGATACTCGTCAAGAAGTCCGGCGCGGCCTACGACACCGAATGGGCGGAGCCGCCGATGGCGGGCGTCACGTCTGTCAACACGCGGACGGGCGCCGTCACGCTCGGCGTGACGGACCTCAAGAACGTCTCTGCCAACAAACTCATTGGCCGGAGCGGTGGCCTCGGAGGCGCAGGCAACGCAAACGAGATCGCCCTCGGCGACGGCATGAAGTTGTCCGGCGACACGCTCCTCGTGGACCCGGACTACATCGTGCCCGTGACGGCACAGGTGGTCGCTGGCACCGGACTATCTGGAGGAGGTGCAGTCAAGGAGAGCCCGCAGGTGGCGGTGGATTTCGCTGCCTCGGGCGTCTCGTCGGCGACGAAGGCGGTGCGAGCCGACGATGCACGCATCGCGCCGTGGACCGACACGACGCCGACGCTGGCGGCAAACCTCGCAGGCATCCCGCAGGGCACGGTCATCCCGGCTGGCGAGACTGCCGTGTCGATCCTGCAGCGGATTCTGTATCCGTATCAGTCCGTGGCGTTCAGCGGCTTCTCCGTGAGCGGCGTCGCGTCGGTGTACGAGATCGGCCAGCCGTTCATCACGAGCGGGACCGCCTCGTGGTCCGTCTCCGGGCCATCGGCGAACTGGACAGCCGCCAGCGGAGCCATCGCGTTCCTGCAGCCGAACGGATCAGAGAGCACGATTGACAGCGGCTTCTCGCCAACTGCACTCACGCGTTCGCTCTCGGTCCCGGCGATCACCGCGCCGACCAACCCGCGTTCGGCCAACAGCATCCGCCTCCGGCTGTCGGGCTCTCAGGCGCAGGGCTCGGTGGCTCCGGCGGACATCACGCGCCAGTGGTTCTCTCGCTGGTACTTCGGCAAGTCCACCAACAGCAACCTGCTGACGCCTTCGTTCGACATCGCGGGCACCAACAGCGGCAACCTACTGCAGACCACAAGCGCGCAAGGCCCGACGAATCAGACGATCAGCGTGCCAGCCGGGTCGGGGTTCTTCTACCTGTTCATCCATGACGGCTACACGTTGAACGCTGACCCGCCGTTCTACGGGCTCAAGTACGGCGGCAACGCGCTTGCCACGGATCAGATCGTCACGGTGACCGTCACGAACGCGTATGGCGTGACGGCGACGTACAAGCGCTACAAGTCCACCTTCTCGCTCGGCGACCTTCTGTCCATCGTCGTGAACCCGACTTCCTGACCATGCCAATCCCCGGAACAGTGCCGCTCTCAGGACCGATTGCGCCGTCCAGCGCGACGGACGCCTACCCGGTCACGGACCCGCAGTACGGGCTCGGCGGACTTCGCACCGTGCAGACGGTCGCGCAGCGAGACGCAATCACGTCCGAGCGCAGGCAGGCGGGCATGATTGTCTACGTCTCGTCCGTGGGCGAGTGGTACGCGCTTGCCAACGACCTCGCGACGTGGAGCGCATTCAAGCCCGGGACCGACCTCCCGATTGAGGTGACTGCGCCAGCCGAAGGCGACCTGCTGGTGTTCAAGCAGGCGTCAGCAAAGTTTGAGAATGACTCACGGGATGATGTCCTTGATTTGGACGGCGGAAACTTCTGATAGCCTGACTGCAACCAAAGGAACACGACATGGCAAACACCCTGCGAATCAAGCGACGCGCATCCGGACAGGCTGACGCTCCGTCATCGCTCGTCAACGCCGAACTGGCGTTCAACGAAGTCAACGACACGCTGTATTACGGCAAGGGCAACAACAGCGGCAACGCCACGAGCATCATTCCGATTGGCGGACCCGGGGCATTTGTCACGCTGTCCGGCACTTCGACCTTCTCCGGAACGAAGACGCTGGCAGGCACCGTGGACTTCACGGGCACGGCTACCGCCGTCACACAGGCCACTGGCGACAACACGACGAAGATCGCCACGACGGCGTTCGTCAAGTCGCTGAACTACGGAACCGGATCGGTCACGAGCGTAGCCCTGTCGCTGCCCAGCATCTTCACTGTGACCGGGTCGCCTGTCACGGGCTCGGGAACGCTGACTGCATCGTTGGCGTCACAGGCGGCCAACCACGTATTCATCGCTCCGAACGGATCGGCAGGCTCGCCGGCGTTCCGCGCGCTGGTGGCTGCAGACATCCCGCAGACGCTGACGGCTTCGTACATCACCAACTTTGATACGCAGGTGCGTACGTCGCGGCTGGATCAGATGGCTGCGCCGACCGCAAACGTGGCCTTCAACAGCGTTCGCATCACGAACCTCGCAGATCCGGTTAGCGCGCAGGATGCAGCCACGCGCGCGTACGTGGACAGCGTTGCCCAAGGGCTTGACGTCAAGCCCAGCGTGCGCGCGGCATCGACGGCAAGCCTCTCGCTGACCGGAGCGCCGGGCACCATTGACGGAGTGACGCTGGCAGACGGCGACACGATCCTCGTCAAGAATCAGAACACGGCATCGCAGAACGGCATCTATCAGATCAGTACGGCTGGCGCGTGGACCAGAATCAAGGAATGCGATACGTGGAACGAACACGTGGGCGCATTCACTTTCGTTGAGAGCGGCACGACGCAGGCTGACACGGGATGGGTATGCACGGCGGACCCGGGCGGCACACTCGGCACCACCAACATTGGCTTCACGCAGTTCAGCGGCGCAGGCTCGGTGATTGCTGGCGACGGCATCGCGAAGGCGGGCAACACTCTGTCGGTCACGGCGCATACGGGCATTGCCGTGTCTGCATCCGGTGTTGCTTTGACTGGACAGGCGCTTGCGGTCCACAATCTTGCCACGAGCGGCATGATCGTGCGTACCGGGTCAGGCACCGTGACTGGTCGATCCGTGGCGGCATCGGGAAGCGGCGTGTCCGTGTCCAACGGCGATGGCGTCTCCGGCAATCCGACCGTGGCCCTGTCGGCAAACCTTGCCGCCGTGGCGGGCGTGACTGCGGCTGCAGACACGATTGCGTACTGGACGGGCGCAAGCACGGCTAGCGCGGCCACGCTCACGACCTTCGGTCGGTCGCTCATTGATGACGCCAACGCCAGCGCTGCCCGTACCACGCTGGAACTCGGCACGATGGCGACGCAGACCGCCAGCAGCGTGAACATCACGGGCGGCAGCATCGACAACATCACGCTGGACGGCGGCACCTTCTGATCGGAGCGACATGGCGAACACAATCCGGCACAAGAGGAGCAGTACGCCGGGAGCGTCTCCGTCAGCCGGGAGCCTCGTCACGGGCGAGTTGGCTGTCAATACCGCCGACGCGCGCGTGTACACGAAGAACGAAGCAGGCAGCGTAAAAGAGGTCACGCGGCAAGCCGCTAGCAGCAGCATCGGTCGCGTTCAGTTGGCATCAAGCACTGGCGCATTGACAGACGGCGCAGGACTGCAGTTTGACAGCACGAACAACACGCTGACAGTCAACACGGTGTTGGTGCAGTCCACGTCTACGGAGGGTGTTGTCACCAATAACGCCAACCCGGGCAAGCCGATGGTGCTGACGCACAACAATGTGTCGGGCGGCGGCGAGATCATCATTGGCGATTACTTCGGGGACGGCAACAGCACCAAGATCACGCTCAACGACGAAAACAGCATCGTCACAATCTCCGGAGATGCCGTGGTGACGAGCGCGGTATATACGCCGCAACTCAGCCTCCAAGACGCGGATGCTTCCAACATCATCATGGTGAGGGCAGCAGCCACGGTGGCAAGCAACTACACGCTGACGCTCCCGTCCACGGCAGGCAGCAACGGCCAAGTCCTTACCACGGACGGGACAGGCACGACATCGTGGACTACTCCAAGCGGCGGTGGTGGCGGAGGCGGGGCATCCGTTCCCGATTTCCTGCTGTTCAACGCAGGCATCATCTAGGATTCAGACATGGCGACATCAGCCCAATACACGGCACAGCCGATCCTTGAATACGCGCAACTCACTACGGGTGAAGCGTCGCGTACCGCCCCGACCAATGCTGTTGAGATCACGGCGGGGCCGAATGTGTCTGCGGGTGCAGGAGTCGGAAAGCGGATCACGCGAGTTGTCTGCCACGCCACGGGCAACACCGTGAACGGCACGCTGCGGTTCTTTCTGTCCCTTGACAGCGGCACGACCAAACGGCTCATGGTGGAGAAGTCAAAGCCGAACATCACGGTGAGCAGCAGCACGGCAGCGGCCCGAATCGAAGTCCCCGAGTTGGCCGGAATGATGCTTCCGGGTGGTACGGCGAACAAGTTGTATGCAACCGTATCCGACACCGAAACATGGAATGTTGTCGTGGAGTCGGCGCTGCTGTGAATCAGGGCATCTACGGATTTCCCGGACGCGATGTGGTCAGCCCGGCCATCGGGTGTTGGATGCTCAACACGAGCAATGCGGTACGGGTCGATGAATACGACACCGCAGGAACCTACAGGCGCATTAGTCCTCCGTGCGGCGCGAACTTTCTGACCATCCTTGCCTATGGCGGCGGTGGCGGCGGTCAGGGAGGGGGCGCACGCTTGGCCGGGACGGTGGCGAGTGGGGGCGGTGGCGGTGGCGGTGGCGGAACCGCGCTTGTGCGGTACGACCTGCGTGCGTTCCCTCCTGCGCTGACTGTCCGTGCCTTCACAGTGGAAGTGGTGGTCGGCGCGGGTGCCGCAGGAGGCGCAGGCAGAAACACGACGGGAGATGGCAATGGCGGAAGCGATGGTGGAAGTACGACTGTCTCGCTGACAACGGGCGCAGATGTTGTTGTCATGCGCCTTGCGCGGGCACAGAATGGAAGAGGCGCATCCGGGTCGCCGGGGCAGCGCAACGGCACGGGCGGGGCCGGGATGAACATGGGGATGACGGCGTACAACGGCTCCGGAAGTTTTTTCTATCTTCGCGGTCAGGATGGAGGCATCACGGCAGGATGGGCAGCGGGAGGTGCGCGATTCCCCGTGCAGTTCAGCACGACCAATCCAACCAACATTCCGCTGCACCCGTACACTTGTGGAGGTGGCGCATCGGGCGGAGTGGTGAACACGGACGGCACTTCACAAGCAGCAGGCGGTGCAGGCGGAACCGGGTTCTTCTACTACGAGGATTACCGAGGCACGGACGGCGGCACGGGCGCAGGCGCAAACGCCACGCTGGCTGACATCGTGTTCGCGGGAGTCGGCGGCAACGGTGGCTACTCAGCGACCGTGGCTCAGGCAATCAACGCCTACAACGGAGGCGCAGGCATCCGTGGTGGCGGCGGGGGTGGCGGCGGCGGGATCATCATGAGCGCAAGCCCGGGCACCTATTCGTCAGGCGCAGGCGGCGCGGGTGGCGCGGGATACTGCCTTCTCCTTTGGGAGCCCTGACATGGAACTCTACGCACTCGTCCAAGAGGCAGACAACATCGTCCGGACCATCGTTGCGGTCGCGCCGGATCAGGCGTGGCATTGCGACGATGACTGCTTCCCCGTCCTGCTGAACTCCGGCGAGGCGTGCGAGATGGACTGGCGGTACGAGCCGGGAATGCAGCCGCGCTTCAAGCCTTGACGGCATGGGAGGCGGAATAGACAAGACTGCCTTGGCGCTCTACAGTGCCACGATGCAAGCAGACATGGAACTGCGCACGACCGCCGTGGTACTGGAGACGCGGGAATCATCCGCGCCAGTGCTCGTCGGCTACGCATCGACCTTTGGCGAGCCGTACCCGGTTGAATCCGTCATGGAGACGATTCATCGGTCGGCGTTCGACCGGACGCTGCGCGAGTCCCCGGACGTGTTTGCGCTCATGGGTCACGATCAGGGGCGCGTGATTGCCCGTACGAAGAACGGCACGCTGCGCCTCACGACCGACGCGCGCGGCTTGCGCGCCGAGATCAGCCCCGTCGATACGCAGGAAAGCCGAGACGCCTTCGCGCTCGTGGCGAGCAACACCATCGACGCGATGTCGTTTGGCTTCAGGGTCAGGGATCAGACGTTTGATCGGCGCGACGGCGCTATCCATCGCGTCATCACCGACGTGGATCTGTTTGAGGTGTCGCTCGTCGCGTTCCCTGCCAATCCGAGCGCTCGGCTCTCGCAGCGCGCTCGTGACCTCGCCGCCAAGACCGAGCGGCGCTTGCCCTTCCTCCCTCCGTCACCGCTCTATAGGGGCCGACATGGCTAACACGCTTGAAGACCTGACGCTGCAAACGTCCGCGCGCCTTTACGACACGTGGCTGCTCGGGGCGTGCAAGCGCCTCAACGCGGATACCGCCGTGAGGCTCCTGACGGCGACCACGCTCAAGTTACGCCAGCCGTTCTTGCCAGTCGGCAACGCGGATGTGGTTGAGCAGACGGGCGAAGGAGCAGCCGCGACCGAAGACCCGTACAAGGTCGGGCTGACGGAAGCGTCCTTTGTGACGTTCCGGTCGCAGCAGACCGTCAGCAACGAACTGCTGGCGGACAGCGACGTGCTCGCCTTGCTCGCCGTAAACATGGCCGAGGCAATCGCTGAAGCCGCGCAGGGGTATCTGCTCACTCGCATTGGTGCGGGCGCGGTGGCCGGCTTCCGAGCAGTGGAGGCCGTCAACGCGAATGGCACGCCGACTGCCGCAGATATTCGACAGATGCTGAGTGGCACTGGCGGAGCAGGGATTACGGGCTTGGCGGACAAGGCGTTCTGGAACTGCGCAGAGCGCAAGCGGCTGGTGATGGCGTCGCACCCGGGGACGCAAGAGCGCTACTACGCGCAGGTCATCAGTGCTGCGACCGGAGTGGCAAACTTTGCCGCCCACCAGTTGATGACGGCGGACCGCGTGCCTGCTCCTGTGTTTGGCGTGCCGTGGTACACCGACGAGGCCATGCCCTTGGCAGGCAATGCGGGCGCACAGCCGCACGTGTTGGCCTTTGATCCGTCTCAAGTTGTCCTTGCAGAGAAGGGACTGGTGGTGTCGCTTGACACCGAGTCTCGCATGGGCTTCAATCAAACAGTCATCCACGCGACCTACCGAGCGGCAGGCGCGTTGATGAATCCCCGCGCCGCTTTCGGGCTGTACCTGACAGCCAAACCCGTCTGACCCAAGGCACCACCATGACTATCCGTGAGATCACCGACGAGATTGGCTCGCTCTACGAGCGCATGAAGAAGGCCGTTGAAGGCGCGCAGGCCAATGCCTCGCCCATGAGCGGCGAAGCCGAGGCCGAGTACGAGAAGAACAACGCGCGGCTCACCGACCTCATCAAGATGCGCGACCAGCACTACGCGCTGCTTGACGCGCAGACCAAGGCGACGAGCACGCGCGCCGCCGCCATCAGCGCCATCGCCGAGCAGCGCAACCTGTCGCCCGTGCAGGAGCGCCGTCTGGAGAAGTTCACCGCCAGCGAGGAGTACCGCAGCGCCTTCGTGTCGTACCTGACGCGGGGCGTCGGTGGCCTGAACGTCGATGAGGCCCGCGCCATGTCCGAGGGCAGCGACGCGGACGGCGGCTACCTGCCGTCCACGGAGTTCTACAACCAACTCATCAAGAAGCGCTGGCAGACCAACGCCATGCGTTCGGTCGCCAACGTGATGCCGCTCGGGACGTTCAAGACCGACATCGTGATTGAGAGCGGCTACGGCACTGCCGCGTGGGTTGCCGAAGCGGTGGCTGTGTCGGAGTCCAGCCCGACCTTCACCAACATGGTGCTCTCGCCGTACACCATGCGGTACTTCACGAAGTTCAGCAACGAACTGCTGGCCGACGCTCCGTCGCGCGGCCCGGGCTTCTCCATCGAATCCATCCTCGCCGATCAGATCGGCAAGGTCATGGGCGAGAAGGAGGAGGAAGCGTTCGTGGAGGGCGACGGCAGCGGCAAGCCCAAGGGCATCTTCTCTTACACCACGGGCGCGGGCACGACCATCAGCGAGTACACGACGGCGGCGTCCAACGCCATCGCGCTGGCCGACCTCATCAACATGACCTACACGCTGCCGCGTCAGTACCGCGCAAACGCGAAGTGGGTGATGACTGATTCGACGTTTGCCAAGATCCGCGCCATTCTGCAGCAGGGCAGCGCGTCTGGCTACGCGCCGTTCGCGTGGAGCGTGGGCGACGGTCGCCTGCAGGACGGTGAGCCGGATCGGCTGCTCGGCTACCCGGTCGTGTGCGTGGCGAAGGGCCCCGCGTACCCGGCGACGGGCACCGCGCGCAACGTCGCGGTGTTCGGTGACTTCTCGTACTACCACGTGGGCGACCGTGAGTCGGTCAACATCAAGGTGGCGCGCGAGCAGTTCTTGGCGAACAATCAGACGGGCTACTTTGCGTTCGCCCGCGTGGACGCCAAAGCCAGCCTGATGGACGCGTTCCGCTTCCTGAAGGTCAAGGCGTAAGGCAATCTCCCCCGGATGGCGGGTGGCGGCTGGCTCCAACGCCGCCGCCACCCGCTTTGCTTATGCGAGTCATCATCACCATCCCAATCGTGACGGAACACGCCGCATACGCCGCAGGGCAGGACGTGGACCTGCCGGACGAGATGGCTGCAGACCTCTTGGCGAGCGGATGGGCAAGCGAGCCGCCGCAAGACCGCGTAGCCGTGGCGCGACCAGCGGCAAGAAAGGCGACCAAGTGGCCGAAGTCAGACCGCGATTCAGGTGGGGCGCAGTAGGCGCGGCGACATTCGCGCCGCTCACGGTCGCCGAACTCAAGACGCATCTGCGCGTTGACAACAGCGACGAGGATGCGCTCATCGCTTCGCTCGGAGAAGCGGCCCGGGATTACGTTGAGCGGCACACGAGCGTCATCCTCTGTTCGCGTTCGTTCTACTTGGAGGCGGACGGGTTCCCGAGCGAGCGCAACGACATCGTGCTGCCCATCGGCCCGGTGACCGCCGTGACGCAGGTTGGGTGGCGTCCGGTCGGAGGGGACACCGTGCAAGTCGGAACGGTGAACACTGACTACCGGGCGTCATCCAACCTGACGCCACTGCGGATTCGACTGCCTGTCCTCAAGACCGAGTGGCCGCGCACCGAGGTGGCGACTGACGCCGTGCAGATCACCGTCGTGGCTGGCTACGCCAGCGCAGCGGAAGTGCCGGAGATGGCGAAGCACGCGATCCGGCTCATGGTCGGGCACTGGTACGAGAACCGCGAAGCCGTGGTCAACGGCACGATCAGCACCGATGTCAAGTTCACCGTGGAGGCGCTGCTCGGGACGATGAAGCAGCGGGAGATGCTGCTGTGACCGCGATTGGCAAGATGCGGGAGCGCGTCCGGGTCACGGTGCCAACCATTGGCACCGACGCCATGGGCCAGCAGACGGAAACGTGGGGTCAGCCACGGGACGTATGGGCGGCGGTCGTGGAGGAAGGCGCTGGCGAACAGGACGCCTATGACGGGACGGAGGCAAAGCGGCGAATCGTCGTGACCGTACGTGCCTCCGAGTGCAGGCCGTACGGCGAGAGGATGCGTCTGCGGTGGCGCGGCATCGACTTCAACGCGAAGGCCGTGCGCGCGGTCGATGTCAAGCGCCGCTTCATGGAGATCATCGCGGAGGTGATGCTGTGAGCAAGCGCCGCATGGGGACGGCGGAGATCAGCGTCAAGGTCACGGGGACAGAGCGCGTTCAGCAGGAGATGGCTGGAGTCGCCAAGCGAGTTCAGGAGGCGATGTTCGTGCGCGCCGTCAAGCCGTCGCTGGAGATCATTCAGAAGGCCGCGAAGCAGAACGTGCTCGGAGTGCCCAGCAAGACTGGCGGCACCACGCGCACGCGCGAGGCAATCGCGAGCCGTACCAGCATCAAGTTGCAGCGCGCACGGGGCAGCAGGTACTTCAGCCGAGGGCGGCTGGCGGTGTTCTACGGCAGGCCGCGCGGCACGGCTCCGAAGCAGGAGCCCGGGAAGCAGCAGCCTCTTTGGGTTCGCGCATCGCTGGCGCACCTGATTGAGTACGGCTTCCGGCTCACGCACTTCTTTGGGCGCAAGATTCGGACGCGCCGCATTGCCGAACGGCCATTCATGCGTCCAGCGTTTGAGGCGAACCGAGCAGCGGCGGAACGTCGTTTCCTTGCCGTGCTGCGACAGGAGATTGGCAGGAAGCCCTGATGAACGTGCAGGCAATCATCCGAACCCGGATGGCGTCACAGACGGGGCTGACCAGCCTCATCGGAGGCTCTGCTGCCCGGATATTCCCAGAGTCTCGGGCGCAGGACTCACCGCTGCCTGCCGTGGTCTTCGGCATCAACAACGAAGAAGCCCTCAAGACGATGAAGGGCGCGAAGGCATGGAAAGCCGACCTTGAAGTGGTCGCTGTCGCGGCCACGGCAGCCACCGCGCAGCAAGTCGCCTTGCAGGTAGTCAAGGCGCTGGATGCGTACAGTGGTGAGGACGCTAGCACCCGGGTCTTGCACTCCTTACACTCGCGGTCGGTGACGGCGTACATGGCTCCGCAGGCTGGCGAAGCAAGCGGCGTGTACCTGCACACGACCGTGTTCAGCGTCATGTACGAACCCAAGCCCGCATAGGACCACCAATGGCAATCAGTGCATTCAACACCCAGTTCACGACCGGAGCCGGAGACATTGTCGGCGAGGTCACCAGCATCTCCTTCAGCGGCATCAGCGCGGCTGAGATCGACGTGACCAACCTCGCCAGCACAGCCAAGTCCTACGTGCTCGGCACGATGGACGGCGGCACGGTGGAGATCAGTTGCTTTATGACTGCCACTGCCCCGACGCTGCCGACGAGCGGCGACGGCTCGCCGACTTCGTACGGACTGCGCTTCGGCGCTACGGGTCCAGTCGTGTCCTTCACGGGCTACGTGCAGAACACGTCCTTTGAGGCGGCAGTGGACGGCGCTGTTTCGACCACCTACACGATCCGTCTCACGGGCACCGTGACCATCGCTGCTGGCACCTGATCCAACGGAGGACGCGTCATGGCAGTTAGCGCATACAACTCACGGTTCATCAACCCGACCACGAACGCGGAACTCACTCCTTCGACGCAGCCCGTCAAGGGAGAGATTCAATCCATCTCCTTCAGCGGCGTTAGCGCTGCGGAGATTGATGTCACCAACCTCACAGACACGGCGAAGGCGTACGTGCTCGGCACGACGGACGGAGGCACCGTTGAGGTGACGGCGTTCATGACGAGCGGGGCTGGGCTCCAGCCGACCTTGCCGACGAGCGGCGCTTCTACGCCAACCGACATGAAGGTCATCTTCGGGAACGCCGACAACGGCAAAGACGGCGTGACGCTTGCCTTTGCCGGGTACGTGCAGAACACGGCAATGGAGGCGGCGGTAGATGGCGCGGTTGGCGTCACCTACACCATCCGCATCTCCGGCCCCGTGACGGTGGCCTTCTTGAACCGGACTTGAGCAGACGGCAGGCAGCGGATACAGTGCGGTCATGCACACAGACAAAGCCACACTGCTGTCCCTGAAGTCGCGGCTGGCCGTAGAGCAAGTGCGCGTGGATGGGCTCGACAATCCCATCTACGTGCGCGGGCTCACCGGGAAGGAGCGGGATTCGTTTGAGAACGCGTGCTTCGTCCAGCGCGGCAAGCAGCGCGTCCTTTCCACCGAGAACATCCGCGCGAAGTTGCTCGTGCGATCCATCTGCGATGACAAGGGCGCGCGCCTGTTCACCGACGCCGAGGAAGCAGAACTTGGCGCGCTGCCAGCGCAGGTGCTGGACGCGCTGTTCACCGTCGCGCAGCGCCTGTCCGGGCTCGGCAGCGGAGACATTGAGGAATTGCAGGAGGACTGACGCGGGGCGGGTCGCGACGGTTCTACTTCCGTCTCGCACTCGCCCTGCACTGCACAGTCGAAGAACTGCTGGAGCGCGTCTCGTCGGCGGAACTCACAGAGTGGCTGGCGTTCGACCGCGTTGAGCCAATCGGAGCGTGGCGCACGGACTACAACTTCGCCATGCTGTCGGCGCTGTTCGCGAACGCCAACAGGAAGAAGGGCTCCAAGCCGTTCAAGACGGTGGACTTCATGCCGTTCCTGCCCGACAATGACCCGGGTGGCGAGGCGAAGGCGCTTGCCATGTTCCAGATGCTGGCGGCGCAGTCAGCAGCGCGTGAGGCGAACGCCACGAAAGGCTGACGATGGCAACGGTAGGCAACCTGTTCGTCAATGTCGGCGCGTCTACGCGCGGCTTGGAGCAGGGCCTCAAGCGCGGGCAGGAGCAGGTCAAGAAGTTCACCGACAGCACGAGCAAGGCTGCTGGCGCGGTCGCGTCAAACATCCCGGGCGTGGACGCCATCTACGCGCGCGCGTCTTCGCTGAAGGAGTTGGTGGGCGGGATGCGCACCATGTGGGACGGCTTCAACGGAGGCGTCAAGGCTGCGGCAGAGCAGCAGGCGCGGCTGACGGAGGCGCTAAAGCAAAGCAAGGCAGCGCAGCAGGCGCTCGCGAGTGCGAAGGGCACGCGCAAGAACATCGGCATGGCTCGTGCGATGCTTGCGCAGGAGGGCATCAACCCAAACCGCGCTGCTGCTGCACTTACCATCGAAGACACGTCCGGCGCGCGCAAGAAGGTCACCGATGCGATCAACGCGCAGCGGCTGGCCGTGGAGAAACTGGCTGGTGCCGAGGCGTTCCGCGCAAAGGCGGCGAAGGGCCGCGACCCGTTCACGGGTCAGTTCCTTGCCGCTGCAGACAAGGCGAAACTGCTGGAGCGGGCGACCGCAGATGTCGCGAAGGCGCAGGAGCGCGTCACCGCTGCCACGAACGCGGCGACGCAAGCACAGGCGGCGCTCGGTCGCACCATTGCATCGAACCAGCGCAAGGAGGCGATGCGCGGCAAGTTGCGCGGCATGGGCATCGACCTCACGCGCGGGCAGTCGGCGCTGCGTCTTCCGTCGCTCGCTGGCTTTCAGGAGAAGGCCAAGGCAGCAGCGGAGGCGGCGCAGAAGTTGGGGCAAGAGGTCGCCGCGTCGGCGTCGGGCTTCAAGGTCTTTGGCTTGTCCGTAGGCAAGGCGCTCGGCCCCGTGGGGCTCGTCGCGGCGGCGTTTGCGGCGGCAACCGTTGGCGCACTGGCGTTGACGCGGTCGCAGGCAAAGGCGATGGATGCGCTTGCCGATCAGGCGCTCATGGCCGGGATGGGCGTAGAGGAGTTCCAGCGGCTGAACTATGCCTATCACGAGGTAGGCGTGTCCGCTGGAACCGTAGAGACGGCAGCCGCGCGCCTGTCAGTGAAGTTGCAGGATGCCGTAGACGGCACTGAAGGCGCACAGGAATCCTTCAAGCGGCTTGGGCTGGACTTCAACGCGCTGGCGCAGAGCACGCCGGATCAGGCGCTGGAGTCCGTCATCGGTCGCATCCGCGAACTTGGCTCGTCGCAGCAGAGAATCGCGATGCTGCGCGACCTGTTCGGCAAGTCCGGCATGGGACTCGCTCCTGCCGTGAACGCCACCGCCGAGTCGCTGCGCGAGGCGCAGGAGAACGCGCGCAAGTTGACGATCCCTGCGCAGATGGTGGAGCAGTTGGCCGCGACGAACGACAAGGTGGAAGCCGCGAGCAAGTCGCTTGAGAACATGAAGACGATGTTTGCCAGCGCCATGGCTCCGGTGCTTCGCGACTTGGCGGAGTCGATCACGGAGATGATGACGGCGGACACTGGTGCGCTGCTCGGCGGACTGCAGAGCATCGCACTCACGCTGGCCGTCGTGTACGACGTGGTTGCCCTGATCGTCAACGCCTTCTCCGTCGTTTGGAATCTGCTGCAGGCCATCGGCGGGGTCATCGTGACTGCGATCATGGGGGCACTAGGTGCCGTGCTGAAGGTCGTGGAATGGATCGTGTACGCGGTCGAATACCTGACCAACGCCGGGCACGACATCAGCGAGTCGATTGGCGGAGCGGCGGCGACGGCATTCGGAGCCGCCAAGGAAGCGGCAGTAGCGGCGGGAGAGGATTCTGCCGAGGCGCTGCAGCGCGCCGTGGACGCGATCAAGCCGGACGCGACGATGGCCGTTATGGAAGGCATTGCGAAGTCGTGGGAGCGGCAGACGAGCCAGATGGAGGGCAGTCCTGCGGCGCTGCCCGTCGTGGCGGACAAGGCGTCGATGCGCAAGGTGGAGTCGGAACTGGAGAACCTGCGCGACAAGTTGCAGTCGCTGGAGATGGGAGACGCCGAAGCAACCATTGCCAAGATGCGGCAAGGCGGCGCAACAGACGCGCAGATCAACGAGGCGCGCGGGCTGCAGGAGCGAATCGCATTGCTGGAGCGCGAGCAGAAGGTCCACGAAGTCATTGCCGACCTGAACGATCAGATCGCAAAGGCAACGATGTCGGCGGCGGAATGGGCCGAGTACGAAGCCGTCACGAAGCAGGGCTTGGCCGTCGCCGACGCCGCCCGGGTGCGCGCGCTGCAGGAAGAACTGGAAGTGCTAGAGCAGCAGAAGCGAGCCCGGGAGGAGATCGCGGCAACCATCTCAGACCTGCAGGCAAAGGTCGATCAACTCGGCATGACCGAGGCGGAGATCCTGCGAACGAAGTTGCTGCAGCAGGGAGCGACCGATGCGCAGATTCAACAGGCGATGCAGTTGCAGTCGATCCTTGATGCCGCGAAGGTCGATGAGGCTGTCAAGGGACACTTTGACGCGTTGGAGACGCGGCTGCTTGAGGCGCAGGGCGCGCACGAAGAACTGATGCGGCGACAGTTGGAGGGCATGGGCCTCACTGGCAAGGCGCTGGAGGACGCCCTGCAGCGCACGCTGGATATCGAAGCGCAGATCACCGAGGCCGAGCGCCTCAAGGCGAATCAAGAAGAAGTGGCAAGCACGCTGTCGGGCCTCGCCGACCAGTTGGACAAGTTGAAGTTGGGCGAGGCGGGCTACCTTGAGAAGAAGTTGAAGGAGCAGGGAGCCACGTCGCAGCAGATCGCGGAAGCGCTCGCGATGCAGTCAGAGATCAGCGCGCTAGAGAACGCCGACAAGGCAAAGACGAGCGCGACAGAGGACGCACAGGCGGTGACGGACACGCTGGACACGGCCATTGGCGGGCTGAAGTTGGCGGGAGTCGTTTCGGCTGGCGAGCAGATGCAGCGCGGCCTACTGACCGAAGCGGAGGAGCAGACCGGGCTGCTGAGCAGCATCGCGACAAGCATGACCGCCATGGTCGGCTCGGATCGGTCGGCGGGAAGCGGCGTGCTGATGGCGGACGAACAAGGCAGCAGCCTTCGTATGCAGCAGCCGTCCGGCATGGCGACGTACGAAGCGGACATGGCGGCGCTGCTGAAGATCAACAATGACTACCTCGCCGAGATCGCATCGAACACGGCTGGCCTGTCGGGAGCGCTGACCTAATGGCAATCATCGCAGAGATCGTGTCTATGTCGCATTCGCGGTCAGAGGAAGCCCGTAGCGCGACAGTGGACTATTTGATCCGTGACGATGCAGCCGCGACCATCTCGGCGGGGGACGCCATCGCTGCGCTGCCTGCCCTTGGAACCAAACTCACGGTGGACGGAACAGAAACGACTTGCGTGGGACGTGACGTGAAGTCCGTGGCCGATTCGATTGGCAAGGTGTGGACTGGATCAGTGACCTATCGGTATGACCCGGTTGCCGATTCAGCAACAGCCTGCACGACAGAGATGAGCACCAGCGTTTCATTCGTAGACGTGTTCCGCGTCGGCGCAGCGTGGCCAACGAGTGTGAGCAGCCCCGGCAATGGCGACATCGGCGGCACTCCCGTGGACGCGTGCGGTGAGCCCGTGAGCACGACGGTCTTCCAAACGGAGATTGTCGTGCGGGCCGTGCGCGACACGGATAGCGTGGCGTCGGTGATGAACGTGCTCGGCAGGCGCAACAGCGGGACGTTCAAGGGCTTTGCGGCTGGCACGGTGCTGTTCATCGGCGCGTCTTCGTCGCAGTTGGACAGCGGGAAGTACGAAGTGCGGTATCGGTTCATCTATGACGGCGCCTCGCACCTGCGGCAGATTTGTGCCCGCGACGTGGACGGCCAGCCGCTGCTGAATGCACCCGACGCCAACGGCAACGCAACGGCGCGGCACGTGATGGCGCGACAGCCGTTCCCGAACACGGCGTCCTTCAGCACGCTTGGGTCGTGCATGACATGAAGCCACGGATCACGCGAGGCTTTGGCGCTTTGACTCCGGCCACGTGGGCGGAGATTTATGAAGTGGTGACTGCCAGCGGATTGGACTCGTCCACGGGGCCAGCCGGGAGCGCGGGCAGCGACCGCAGGAACTTCCAAGCGCGCATCACCGGGGCCACGCGGCTGTCCGGCATCGCCGTGTGGCGGTACACGTGGGAGCAGGTACGCGTGCAGACCACGACCACGGCAGTCACTGTCACCACCGTCACGAACGGCCTGACGAGCACCGCACAAGGAGACGGGTGGAACGTGCTGGAACTGGCGAATACCGCGACCGCTGCCTACGGCATTGCCGTGGACTCGGCGGACGGGGTCAGCGTGACGGCCCACCCCGGCTTTGAGGTCAAGCCCGTGCCCACGGGAACCATCGTCCACATGATGCTGCTGCGTGCCACCGATGGCGCGCTGCGCGCCGAGTTCAGTGCCGCGAACCCGGTCGATGGTGCTTGCGAACCATGATGGACAATCGCGTCCCAAGCCGTAGGATGCAAACCATGACGCTTGAGAAGGACATGACAGTCAAGTTGTCGATCCGTGATTGGGTTGCCATCGGCGCGCTGGCCGCAGGCATCCTTGGGTCAGTGATGACGGCATGGCTGCACCATGACCGGATGCTCGTGCAGATCGTGACGCAGCAAGGTGCCGCGAACGCGCGGCTGGACAAGATCGAAGCACGCCTTGAAAGGAACTCCCGATGAACCTGCAGCACAAGTCTTGGCGTACGACCGGAGCGGGCGTTGCCGCAATCCTCGTGGCTGGTGGAGCGGCGCTGACGGCCCTGACTGACTCCAGCCCGGACACGCATCCCGACTGGCCCGCTCTGATCGCGGCGCTCATCGCGGGCATCGGCCTCATCTTCGCGAAGGACAGCAGCAAGAAGGCGGAGTGATGCCGTGTCAGGCTTTCTCGCTGCGGTGCTGGAGTCGTTGCTGCGGTGGGTCCAATCGCTTGTCGAACGTCCTCACTCGGCGCGCGACGCTGTGGTGGATCGCGGCGCTTTGCACCGTGCTGGCGCTCGCGTTCGCGAGTGGCTGCGCACGCACGGTGCTGGTGAGCGAGGGAAGTCCGATCCGCACGGGGCCGAACATCAAGGGCCGCGTGTACCACCGCACGGCTGAGGGCTGGGAGTTGAGTGACAACTGCGTACAAGTGCCGGAGGGTTGGTACTGCGTTCCTCCGTCATTCGTGGAGCAGGCGCATGAACCTGACGCGCGCTGAGTGCTGCTGCAGCGACACCGGGAAGACGTGCCCGCGCCCGAAGGGCGGCAGTTCAGTACGGCTGACATATTGGTATCGACAGGCCGAGCGCTTTGTCGGGAAGGTCGTGCACGGCGGCGAGTGCGTGACGGCATCGGGCTGCACGCCGGGGCCGATTGACCCGCCAACGCTCGGCGACACTGTCCCGCAGTTCGGCAGTTGCGAGTTGTCGTACGAGTTCACGCCAGCCGGACCAGCGTGCGGATACACGGATGTCGTATATGACCAATCGTGGGCATGGGACATGGCAGCGCCGCTGGTGCTGGAGTTGCCGTTCACGGTCAGCACCCTGTTCTTCAGGTCGCTGCGGTGGTACACGCCTGACGGCAGACTGACGGACTTCAGCGCGCCCGGAGGCGACAGGACGGACGTGTACGAAGCCTCGCTGTCCATGCCGGAGATCACGAACTCACGTCCGTGCTACGGAGGAGTGCCAGCAGAAGGTACGTGCTGCTACACGGTCACCTTCCCGGAACAGTCAGACCCGCTGTGCCGATACCTGTTCAGCGCGCGCTGGACTAATTGGCCCTTCTACACGAATGGGCCGGAGGTGTTTCGGATTCGGCGCGTAGGCAGCAGTCCGGCGCGCTCGTGGGACGTAGTGGCGCGCACGTTCCGCATCAAGGCTTTCGGAGGCTCCGTGCTGTGGTCGTACAGCCTTGTCGGCAAGACGCTGGAGGAGGTGCTCACGGCAGCAAACGCGCAGACAGCCGGGCCCGTGACGATGACATGGAACACGACCGCGACGCCCAATGTGTTCTCGCGTGGGCTGAGTGCCGAGACGTACTTCGCCGACCAATCGCCCGACCCGCTCACGAGCGGACTCATTCCGCCATCGACGGGCACCCCGGCCAACATCAGACTGTTTCACTTGACGAGCCAAGTGGACTTGCCTGACCCGCAAGCCGGGGAATGCAGCACCGCCTTCAATCGCATCGGCTGGAACACGTACTGCGGCGGCGCAGTGCTATGGTCGGACATCAATCAAGAGTTCGCGTACGGACGCGGGGCCTGTTCGCGTGCGCTCTACGAGGAGATGTGTCAAGGCGTGGGCTTCGCGGGCGAAGCCAACTACTACAGCCCTTCGTCGGTGCCGTGCCAGACTCAGTTGGCGATATCGCCTCCGCCGCCCTGCGGCGGGTATGGGAACAGCGTCGGCTGGTTGCCATGGAACTCTCCCGATTGGACCTACACGGGCTTTTGCTGCGACCGCGTATGGACGCCGACACAGGTGCCAGACGGCGATTGTTCATCGTCATCGTGCTCTCCGGTCTTGTTGTCTTCCGGCTTGACGTTCCGCGTCGGGCCGTTGTCGGAGTCGGTGCCGCTGGACTGCACGGCGAACGACAACACGATCACGCTCGGGGACTACGGCGCGAACTTCAGCGACTGCTGTACCGAGTACGGATACGAATGCTGGTCATACGCACTGCGGCGTACCAACCGCTCGCGCATCTACGAACACCGGAAGGTAGAGCGGATCGCATGAGAGTCTCGGTCACTACGGCGGCTGGCGATTGGGTGCTGGACTTGGACGAACAGGCGCACACGGCTACGGTCGTGTCGTTCACCGAGCGGCCCGGTGGCTCGCTGTACCGCAAGGCCGCTGGCTGGCTGACTGCCGAAGCAAGTCTGCTGACGCGCGGCCCGCTGGCTGACGCCGACTACGAAGCGCGCGTGGCGGTCTGCCGCCAGTGCGAACACCTTGACGCCGCTCCTGATCCGCAGATCGGATTCTGCAAGGCGTGCGGATGCGCGAAGCACCCGCGCGCCGAACTCACGGTCAAGGGCCGGATGCCCGCCGCGACCTGCCCGAAGGGCAAGTGGTCGCCGACGCCGTAGAACGCACGCGCCGCGCTTAGGAAACAGGGGTGGATTACCCTATCGCGTGGGGTATAGTTATGTTGTCGGGTTGGAGTCTTTGACAAGTCGGGCACGGCGAAGAAGCAAGCGCACGCGGGACCACCGCGATGCGCGCGACAGAAGTGGCGGCGCGACGAGCGCACCACCGGATCGCGGCAAGCAGCGAGAGGCATCCTCTAAGACCTGCACCGCGACCGAGGACCGAACGGGACCGGATACGGCGACCTTCAGCAGAGCGAATGACGCGCGAGGATGCGACCCTCGCACGCACAGCGCGACGGCCTACAAGACGGCGCACGAACGGTAGAACACATACGGTCAGCAGCAGAGCCGAAGCGCACCACCCGAAGGGTGCGCGAGCCCGACGAACAAGCAGCGCGGTGAAGACCGCGTGACGAGTCAGCGCGAGAGGATGTGACCCTCTGTAAGCGGAGAGCCCTACAAGCACCGCCGCGCGCCACGAAGTCACGCAGGGATCAGCCAGCGACGAACATACGAGGACCGCGCACCGGGGCGCGGGAGTTGAAGACCTACCGATACCTACCAGCCGCCCGCCGTCGAAAGACGGCGGAGCGGCATTCGCCTGCAGCGCGTGCTGCGGGCTTTACCAAGACGCCGCCGAGTGCGGCAAGGAGATTGCGATGAGCCTGAACTGGAACGTGAAGCGTTGCGACGAGTCTGCCTGCTGGACGAAGGAAGGTCGGATGACGCCCATGTGCGAGGGGCTGATCTGGACAACGATGGCGGTGGACATGGGCGAGATCACGAAGGTGCGGCTGGACGAGTTCGTGTGGCGCATGAACTTCCTGATCGCGCACGGCAGAGCGGTGCTGGAGAAGGACCGAGACGGAACGCCGTGGACCGAAGAAGACCTGCTGCCGTTCGTCGGGCTGTCAACGAACGTCGCGAGCAAGACGCGCAAGCAATGGCTGAAGCGCGTCATGGACAACATGGAGCGCGACCACAACGCTGCCGAGCGCGCGCGCCGGACGCAAGAGGCGAAGACCGCCTGACCCCATCCTCTCGCCGCCGAAAGGCGACGGGAGGACTTCACCTGCAGCGCGTGCTGCGGGCGTTACCACGAACGCCGCCGAGAGCGGCAGAGAGAGACAGAGACATGAACCAGTTTGCCCCCATCGTTGCCGACCTGACCGCCACCGCGAACAACCTGAAGGAGTCTGCCGCGCAGATCGTGAAGACCGTGGAGCAGTTCCACGCCGCGCAGCAGGAAGCGCTGAAGGGCTACGCGCCGAACGTGCCGACCGACGTACTGTCGCGCGAGGTCGCGGGACGCCTTGACTACTCCCGGCTGGCGTCCGAGTTTGAGCCGTCCGACATCGCGGAGCACGTGGACGTGTCGGCTGTCGCGAACGAGATCAGCGTGACCGACATCGCGAACGAGATCGACCTGTCATCGCTCGCCAGCGAGATCAGCGCCACCGACATCGCGAACGAGTTTGACATGGATGACCTGACCTCGCACGTGATGGACGCGCTCGGTACGGTCGATACGGACGCCATCGCCGAGCGGGTGGCATCCGACATCGGGGCGCGCGAGGTCGCCGAGGCGATGGACATGGACGAGGTGGCGACCGCCGTGGCGAACAACATCGACATGGACGAGGTGGCGAGCGCCATCGGCAGGTCGATGGATGCCGAGGAGGTCGCTACGGTCGGGCGAGAGGTCGCTGCTACCTGCGTCCGCTGCCCGGACACGATGGCCGCGCTCGTGACGGCGCTCGTGCAGCAGGAGTCGTTCGTGGACGCCGTTGCGAAGGCCATCGCGGATCGGATGCTCGGTCGCGCGGCCAAGCCGGACGCCTTTGTGCCCGCCAGCGAGGGGCCGGACGGCGAGCAGTTCGACACGCTGAAGTCGTGACGGATCGGAGTGCGAGAAGACCACATGGCCCCGGGCGGCGCGTGCTGCCCGGGGCTTTCCTTGAACGCCGCCATAGGCGGCAGGAGATTGCCATGGATACGAAGAACCCGGTGTATGCGAAGACCCACCCGCTGCTGCCGGACCTGATGGAGCACCTGATCCAGCACGGGCACGATCAGATGGCGGAGACGATGAGGCACGTGGAGCAGTTCGGCATGAGCGGAGGGCTCGCTGGCTTCGTGTACGACGAAGACTGCCGTGCCTTCCTCGCCCGACCCGGCGTGCTGGAGAAGGCGCGACTGCTCGTCCGAGACTACGCCGATGGAATCGACGAGCCGCTGTTGGATGTCGCGGCTCGCCTTGTGCAGCAGTCGCGGCGCGCCAACATCACGCAGGAGGAGGAACTCGCCGGGGCCCGCATGATGGTGCTGGACGCTGGCGGCATGGACGCGCATGAGGTGACGCGCCTCGCATGGTTTGCGGCGGAGCGCGTGGCCTACGCAGTCAGCGATGCCCGGGATGAGGGGGCGCTGGTCGGCACCCCGCTTGGAGAGGAGGACGAGCGATGAGTAAGGCGCATATCGACTACGCCAAGAACGCGCTGATGGCGCATCTCCGGAAGGCGACCAAGGCCGACCCATCGCACCCGAGTCCTGCGGTGCGGGAGTCGATCAATCGCCGGATGGTGATGGCTACGCAGGTCATCGCCATGCTGGACGTGGCGGAGGTTGACCCGATCCGCTTCGCGCAGGCGCTCGGGATGCCGATGCCAATGCACTGGAGCGTTCTGTCTGCCGAGGAACGCAGGGCGTGGGCGGAGCGCCACGTGGCGCTCGTCACGCCACGCGAGCGCGAAGACGGGAGGGAGAGCGATGGCCGATGACGAGATGGAACTGCTCTCTGAGGTCATGCAGGTGACGGTCTTCGCGACGTTCATCTGGCCGGACGGCGCGGCGAAGGGGCTGATCCTGAACGCCGTGCTGGCGACCGAGGGACGCGTGCTGCGAGACGTGCAGGACGAGCCCGAGGTGCTGGCGGCGGTTGCGACTCTCGTGCTCTCCGCGTGGGAGGCGGAGTGGCGCGAGGACGCGCCGAGGATGGCTGCGGAGTTCCGATGCCTCCGCAACACCGAGCGCGTGGCGTCGGATCGGAAGGCGCTTGGGTACGAGTGGGCGATCAGCGCCGCCCGCAATCTGTGCAAGGAGGGATGACGCGACCGCGCGCCGGAAACGGCGCGCGGTCGATTCGCCTACGGCGCGTGCCGCAGGCAGTTACGCAAGACGCCGCGAGAAGCGGCAAGGAGACAGCATGACTTGGAACACGATGACCGTTGGTGACAGCCGCCTCGTCCTGCACTGCGGTGCCAACCGCGTGGACTGGAACGAGGTGCGCGCGGCGAAGACGCCGGACCCGACCGCCTCGCACTGCCCGGTGCCGCACGACTTCCTCGTGGAGCAGGTGCGCGAGGGGCTGGACTTGATGGGCTTCGCCATCACCGAGGAGGTGCACGCCTTGTACGGCGACGGGCTGCGCTACTTCGGGCTGCTCGGGCTCCGCGAGAAGGTCGGGCACGACATCGGCGGCGACACCGAGATCGGCGGTGGGCGGCAGTTCGTCTTCGGCATCCGCAACGGCCACGACAAGAGCGTGGTGGCGGGAGGCGTGCTCGGCACCCGGGTGTTCGTCTGCGACAACCTCGCGCTACACAGCGGGGAGGCGGTGTTCAAGTTCGCCCGGAAGCACACCCGCTGGGCTCTGCGCGACCTGCCGCAGATCATCACGACGCGGCTAGGCGACCTGCGGATGGCGATGCGCGGCGTGGCGCAGCGCGAGGAGGCGTATGCGGCATTCGACTTCTCCGAAGCGGACGCGCGGGCGAACGTCCGGCGGGGCACGATCCTGAACGACACGCTGATGCGCTGCCTCCGTACCGGGGCGATCACGGCGACGGCGCTGCCGCACATCGTCCGCGAGTTCGACCGGGCTGACGGCCCGGGCGGGCACGCGCACGCCGGGGAAGCGTGGCAGCGGCCCACGGTCTTCCGGCTCCAGCAGGCGGTGACGGAGGTGGAGAAGGAGCGCCCCGGCCTGTTGAACCTCGCTCGCCGTCACTCGCGGCTGAACGGCATCTTGGATTCGGTCGTGACCGGGCGCGAGGTCGTTGATGCCGACGCCGTGGTGGAGGTCTGACCTGAAGCGCGAAGGCCCCGCACGGCGCGAGAAGCCGTGCGGGGCCGAGCGCAGAAAGGAGTCAGCGCAGGCAGTCTAGCAATCTTTCGGTATCCCGCGCCGCCAACGGTTGGCGAGGCGAGGATGCCAACCGTTGGCGTTTGAAGGAGACTTCCCATGGCGATATGTTTCCGCCGCATGAACTACGTCACGACGCGGGAGATTGCGGAGGCCATTGGAGTAACGCAGTGCCGCGTGCGGCAGATCGCGTTGCACCGAGGGATTCAGTCGGTCAAGGTCGGCAGAGTTCTGTTGTGGCCGAAGGAGTCGGTCAAGAAGTTTGAGCGCAGAGAGGCTGGAAGACCAGCCCAGAAAGGAAAGCGATGATTACGGAACGGCAGGAGATGGATCGCACCCGGGGCATCGGCTCGTCCGATGTCCCTACGCTGCTCGGGCTGAACCCGTGGCAGTCGCCGTATGACCTATGGCTCGTCAAGACGGGTCAGGCAGACGGCCCGGACGAGAACGAAGCCATGCGGATCGGCACGGTGCTGGAGGCGGGCGTGCTCCAGTTGGCATCCGAGCGGCTGGGCGAGAAGGTCGTGAAGCCCACGAGCACGTTCGTCGGCTGCGAGTTGTTCATGCGCGCCAACGTGGACGGCATGATCGGTACGGCGAAGCGCGGCTCGCCCATCGTGGAAGCGAAGACCACCGGGCGTACCGATGGCTGGGGCGCGGAGGGAACGGACGAAGTTCCCGAGGCGGTCAAGGCGCAGGTGATGTTTCAGATGCTCTGCGCGAGCAGCGACATCGCCCACGTGGCCTGTCTGCAGGGCGACTTCGGACTGCGGCTGAAGATGTACCGAGTCCCGTTCTGCGAGGAGTACGCCGGGTACATCGTGGAGCGCGTGCGCGACTTCTGGTCGCGCCACGTCGAACGCCGGACGCCTCCGGCGGGCGCGCCGTCGCTGGAGACGCTGAAGCGCGTGAAGCGAAACGCCGACCAGCCAGCGGCGCAGATCGACCGCTCGCTGTTCGTGGAGGACGCGACGGCGCAGAAGCAGTTGAAGGCAGCGGAGACGTACGCCGCGAAGAAGCGCGCCGAACTGATCACCGCGCTCGGCTCGGCGACGGTGGGCGAGGGCGGCGGCTACCGCATCCGCATCTCGCAGGTGGAGCAGGCACGATTCGATGCAAAGGGATTCGCGGAGTCGAATCCGGAGGAGGCACAGCGATGGAGCATCAGGTCTTCGTATTCCCGCACGACGGTCACGGCCCCGAAGGAGGTGACCGAATGACCAGCGAGACGCATCAGAAGGTCGCCGAGGCGCTGCTCGCGGCGCAGCGGAAGTTGCCGAGCGTCGGGAAGGACGCCACGGTGCAGTACGGCAAGGGCTATGACTACGTGAGCGCCGAAGCGATGATTGCAGCGAGCCGCGCGGCCCTGCACAGCGCGGGGCTCTCGCTGGTCCGTACGGGCTTCGCGTGGGTGGACGGGACCGAGCACCGTCCGCCGCTCATCGTGTGTGACTACCTGCTCGTCCACGAGAGCGGGCAAAGCCTTTCGTTCGCGCGCTTGCCGTGGCCCGTCATTGAGCAGAACGGCAGGCCGTACGACAAGGCGATGGCGGGCGCGCTCACCACGGCCATGTCGTACTTCCTGCGTGACCTCCTGCTCGTGCCGAAGGTCGATGGACAGGAGGAGGTGGACCAGCGCAACGACACGGCGCACGAGGCTGGCGCGATGGGTGTCGCGGCGGCGGTCGCGCTCCGGAAGCGGCTGAAGGAGTCGGGCATCGAACAGTCCGAACTGATGGCTGTCATGCAGTCGAAGGGCATTCAGGTCGAAGAAGACATGGCGCGGTGGCCGCGCGACCTGCAGCCCCGGATCAGCGCGTGGATCCTGAAGCGCAGGAAGGAACTGGCAGCGGCAGACGGCTGCAGCGAAGCCACGCCGGAGGATTGAGCCCATCCACTCGCGCTCTCACGACGGAGGCGCAGTACGGCTGCGCGGCGGGAAACTGCCGCGTAGCCTTTCCAACCAATCGCCCGAGCCTGTTGGGCGCGTTCCTCTCAGGAGGACAGGCAGCGTGCCGACCGCGCTTCGTGTGGGTCGATGGCATCAGAGGTGACGGATATGACCCCTACCGCACCCCGCGCTTTGCGCGAACTCGAATGCGTCCGTGGTTGCTGCCTGCCTGCAGCGGAATGGTGAGAGACGCATGGCGACCGACTGACGAAGCAAACTCGTAAGCGGCCACGGCGTTCCTGCGCGCTGGGGTCGCTCCCTCCCTCGGAAGCAGGATGAATGGAGTCAGCATGGCACGGAAGACAGGAAAGACGGAAGCAGCGCCGACGATCAAGGAAGTCCCGGTGGCGCAGATCACGATGGACAAGGCGCTCCAGCCACGAGCGGCCCTGACCGGAGATGCGGTGTCGGAGTACGCGGAAGTGATGAGCGAGGGCGGAGAGATGCCGCCCTGCACGGTGGTCTACGACGGACGGACGTACTGGCTGTGCGATGGCTTCCATCGCGTGACGGCAGCGCAGCGCCTGAAGTGGAAGAACATCCGGTGCGAAGTCATCGAAGGCGACCGCGAGTACGCCATGTGGATGGCGGCGGCGGCCAACCTCAAGCACGGCGTTCGCAGGACGAACGGCGACAAGGTGCGAGCCGTGATGATGGCGCTCCTCTGCCGACCCGGCGAGAGCGACAGGTCAATCGGGAAGCACTGCGCCGTGAGCGCCGAGATGGTCCGGCAGCGGAGGCTGCAGGCCGAGGCGGTCGCCGAACTGGACGCCGTGGCCGAGGACGCCGTGGCTGAGGCCGTTGAAGACGGCGTGGTGTCGGACGATGATCCGGTGGTCGCTCGGATGGTCGCGGCTGAGAGCGCGATCAAGGCGACGATGGATGCCGTGGACGAGGCGCTGCAGTCCGTGGAGGCGCTGCTGCAGACGGAGCACGCCGCGTTCGTATCGCAGCAGCGCGTGAAGACCGACTTGAAGAACGCCAAGACCGCGCTGCGGCAGTCGCTGCCGCACGAGGTCTGCCCGCTGTGCGGCGGGGCCGGGTGCGAGACGTGCCGGAACACCGGGTGGGTTACGAAGCAGCAGTGGGACTTGATTCCCCCATCGCAGAAAGGCTGAGAGACATGAGCGCAGAGACAGCAACGCGGGCGGCTCCTTCGGGAGCCGCCCTTTCCATCCGTGACTACCAGCGGGACGCCATCGCGGGCGTCTTCGCGCAACTGAAGGAGCATCGCAGCACGCTGCTCGTGATGGCAACGGGGCTCGGGAAGACGGTCGTGTTTGCCGACATCGTGCGGCGCGCGCAGCAGAGCGGTCGCGGCTGGCGCACGCTCGTGCTGGCGCATCGCGAGGAGTTGGTGTTTCAGGCGGCGAAGACCATCGAACGCGTGGCCGGGTGCCACGTCGATATTGAGATGGGCGACTTGCGGGCGTCGCACGACTTCCTTCGCCGCGCCCCGGTCGTGGTATCGACGGTGCAGACGCAGGTGGCCGGACGCGGAGAGACGAAGCGTATGCACCGCTTCAAGCCTTCCGAGTTCGGGCTCGTCATCGTGGACGAGGCGCACCACGCCATCGCCGGGTCGTACCGCACGGTCATCGACCACTACATGAGCAACCCGGCGGTGCGGTTGCTCGGCGTGACGGCTACGCCGGATCGGACGGACGAGGCCGCGCTCGGCGAGGTCTTCTCGTCCGTCGCGTTTGAGTACGGCATACGCGAGGGCATTGACGGCGGATGGCTCGTCCCGGTGAAGCAGCGCGTGGTGCACGTGCAGGGGCTGGACTTCAGCGGATGCCGCACGACGGCTGGCGACCTGAACGGCGCTGACCTGTCGGCGGTGCTGGAGTACGAGGCGACGCTGCACGGGATGGTTTCGCCGACGATTGAGATTGTCGGCGACCGCCGCTGCCTGATCTTCGCGGCGAGCGTTGCGCACGCGCACCGCATTGCGGAGATCCTGAACCGTCACCGCGCTGGCTCCGCCGTCGCGGTCGATGCGAACACGCCGAGGGAAGACCGCCGCGCGATGTTCTCCGGCTTCAGCGAGGGCCGCTACCAGTTCCTCGTGAACGTCGGAGTGGCGACGGAGGGATGGGACGATGCGGCGCTGGACGGCAAGGGCGTGCAGGTCATCGCGATGATGCGACCGACCAAGAGCCGCGCGCTCTACTGCCAGATGGTTGGCCGGGGCACGCGGCCCCTGCCCGGGACCGTGGAGCAATGCCCGGACGCGGAGTGCCGCCGGGACCGGATCGCCGGGAGCCCGAAGCCGCACGTGACCGTGCTGGACTACTGCGGCAACGCCGGACGGCACAAACTCGTGCACTGCGTCGATGCGCTGGCTGGCAAGGACGTGGATGTGCGCGAGCGCGCGGAGCGGCGCGTCATCAAGGAGGCCGAGGACGGCGACGTGGACGTGATGGCCGTGCTCAGCGAGGAGGAGATGCGCGCCAAGCAGGAGGCGGAGCAGGCGAAGCGCAGAGGCTTGGTCGTGAAGGCGGGCTTCGTCACTCAGGACATCGACCCGTTCAGCCTCATCGACCTGACGCCGGATCGGAAGTCGGCGTGGGAGAAGGGAGTGCCAGCGACGGAAGCGCAGTTGGCCCTGATCCGGAAGTTGCGCGTGGCCGTGCCGGACCTGCTCACGCGCAACGAAGCGCGGCGATTGATCGACGCGGCAATCGCAACGCCGACGCCGAAGCAGCAGGCGGTGCTGATCCGGGCGGGCTTCGACCCGTCGAACTATGACCGCAAGAGCGCGTCGCGAGTCATCGACGCGATCATGGCAGAAAGGAAGAACCGATGAAGCGAGTGCGAAGGCAGTGGGACGCGATGCAGCGCTGGCTGCGCGTCAAGCGGTTCAGCGTGGCTGGCACGAGGACGGGATGGGCGGCGGTCAGCGACCGAGGCATATCCGTGCTCGTGAGCGACAGCCGCGTGAAGGTGGAGTGGCCGCTCCCGGCAGACGGATGGAACACCCGGAGGGCGGACGAAGCGACGTTGCCGTGGCTGCAACTGGCAGTCATGGAGGCAGAGAACGACATCGAAAGGAGCAGCAGAGATGACGCAGGAAGGCAATGAGAGACTGAAGACGCACGACATCGTGTATGCGCGCTTGCGACTGATGACGCGCAATGAGTTCGGCGAGTGGTGCGGGATGCCCGTGGGCAAGGACGGGCGTGACCTTGAGACGGGAGGCGTGGTGTGGGTATTCCCCGAGGCGGTAGTCACGGCGGCAGAGGCACGAGCCGTTGCGAGAGGAGGCAAGGCATGAGCCTCACCCTCATGGACAAGCGCACCGGGGAGGTCACGTTCGACGGCCAGCGGGCGCGTCGTGGGCTCCCGTGCCCTATCTGCGAGCACCTGCACCGCAACCCGTCGTGGTGCCTGATCGACCGGGCGCGCGGGCTCGTCATCTGCCCGCGCGTGTCATCGTCCCGCAAGTGCGGAGACGCTGGCTGGCTCCACAGGATCGACGGCGGATCGCTCGGGGACATCGTCGTGCCTACGAAGCGGCTGACGGCACCGCCCGTGGACTTCAGCGGCAGATGGCAGCAGGCGATGCAGCGGTGCACGCCGTCCAACCACGACGCGCTGGCGATGCGCCTGTCGCTGCCCGTGACCTATGTGCGACAAGTCCCGGTCGGCATTGAGGGCGACTCGTGGGTGTTCCCGATGACGGACGGCGAAGCCGTCACTGGCCTGAAGGTGCGGACCCACGACGGGATGAAGATATGCGCGAAGGGCAGCAGGCTGGGCCTCATCATGCCGTATGCCTTCGACCCGGAGGCACCTGAAGTGTGGGTGACGGAAGGCGAAAGCGACTTGATCGCCGCCGTGGGAGCGCTCCGGCTGAACGCCGTGGCGCGTCCGGGGTGCACGTCCTGCACCGGGCTGCTCTCCCGACTGACCGCTGGCAAGCACCTGATCGTGCTGGCGGACAATGACGAGCCGGGCAGGGAAGGGGCGGCGAGGCTGGCGGCAGAATGCCATCAAGCCAAGTCGGCGACGGTGCTGGCGCCGCCCGCGAAGGACGTGCGAGATTGGGTGAGGCGAGGAGCCACGGCGGCAGACGTTCGCTGGCGACTCAAGTCACGGCGCGGCTGGTAGGCTGCAGGCGGGATGCAATGAAAGGCGCGCGATGGCTTCGGCTGTCGCGCGCCTTTTTTCTTTGGCGCGCGTAGGCTGCACGGCGTGGAGCCGGAACCGGAGAGCCCGTGTTCGGAGTGCTTTCACAAGCGCCGCGCTTGCGAGGAGCGCGCTGCCCGTTGGATTCAATCGTTGATGTGGGTGGATGACGAGTTGGGCATCGTCATCAGTTACCTTGACTACCACCGCGCGCGCAGCGAGCGGCGCGAGTACGTCGAACAACTACGCAAGAGGCTGCTATGGCTGCGACACAACATCAAGTGAAGTACCAGTTTGTGGTGCTCGGCAAGGCCATCGCGCAGCCGCGTCATCGCGTTGCCTGTCAAGGTGGCTATCCGCGCGTCTACCTGCCGCACGACCACCCGGTGCACGAGTACAAACTGCGGATCGTGGACGGCGCGCGGCACGCGAACATCCCTCTCATCGAAGGGCCTATCCGCATCGACATCATGTTCTCCTTCAAGCGCAAGGGCAACAAGCCGAGGGAGTTCAAGATCAGCAAGCCGGACTTGGACAACTTGGACAAGGCCGTGATGGACGCGCTGACGGATGCTGGCGTGTGGGGCGATGACGCGCAGGTCGTTGAGAAGCATTCGCTCAAGGTCTGGAACACGACGGACGCCACGAGCATCTTCCTGTCGCCGCTCCAGTTCGGGCTGAACGAACGGCTCCACGGCGCCTGATGCCGTGGAAGCCTCCTGCCGTTGGCGGCAAGCGCTCGCCGTATGACGCGCGCTGGCAGCGCATCCGGAACGCGACGCTGCAGGCCGAGCCGCTTTGCAGGCTTTGCAGGGCCGCAGGCAGGACGGTGCCCGCGACCATCGTGGACCACATCAAGCCGCTTGCCGAGGGAGGCACGCACGCTGCCGAGAACCTGCAGCCGCTCTGCAAGCGCTGTCACGACGCCGTCAAGACGCCATCCGACGTGGCCGCGCGCGCTCGCGCCGACGCTGTGGCGCTTCGCATCGTCGCGGTGGCATTCGGCGTGACGATGGCGGGCTCGGGAGTCGTGGACCAGCGGGAGTTGCGGCGCGTCTTCGCCGCTGGCATGGGCTGGCAGTCGGCGCACGTTCTCTCGCTCGCCGCCATGGATGGCATCGTCGCCGCCGCCATGCGAGGCGACCTGCCGAGGCTGACGGCGGTCATCGTGACCGACGATGCGAGGTGGGCGCGAGCCGCCGCAGTCATGCTCGGTACTGGCGCGGCGGTGCAGCCGCTCGCAGACAACGTAGCGAATGGCGAGCGGGGCTCGGAGGCGGCATGGCTGTACGAGCGCTACGGTCTTGAGCGCGAGGCGCGTATGCCCGAGGTGCACGGGCGGCAATCTCCGCGCGCTTGCTAGCATGGCGGCATGACTGGATTCCAAGACCGCATCGTGGAGTTCAAGCGAGTTCCGGCAGACGAACTGCAGCCGCATCCGCAGAACTGGCGAACGCATCCGAAGGAGCAAGCGAGCGCGCTGCAGGCCGTTCTCTCTCAGGTCGGCATCGCTGGCGCTGTCGTGGCGCGCCGCTGCGAGGACGGCTCGCTGCAACTGATTGACGGGCACCTGCGCCGCGAGACGCTGGCTGGCGCGCTCGTGCCGACGCTGATCGTGGACCTCACGGAACACGAGGCGCAGCAGATGCTCGCGACGATGGACCCTCTCGCCGGGATGGCTGGCAAGGACTCGGAGCGGCTTGCCGAACTGTTCGCCGACCTTGCCAAGCAGGGCGACGAACTGGCGAAGACGGTGTGGCCTGACTACGTGATGGACCCGCTGCTCGCCGTGGACTGGCAGCCACCGAAGTCGCAAGGCGATTCGGTCGCTCGCGAAGACGCCTCGCCGAAGGCGCTCGCACTGACCGAGGCGGCGCGCGAGGTGCTGGACGAGGCCGTGGCGATGTACCGAGAGGACAACGGGGCCGAGGTGTCCGAGGAAGAAGCGCTTGTCGGCATCTGCCGCGCCTATCTCGCGCAATGACGTGGCGACCGTCCTTCCTCGTCTCCTACGTGGCGGTCCGGAGCGCGGTGCGATCCGGCGTACTGTCGGTCTGTGACGAGTGGGTGCTGGACAGCGGCGCGTATAGCGCCCTCACGAGCGGCAAGCGGATCGACTTGGCGCAGTACATAGATGACTGCCACGCCTTGCTGCGCGGTCCTCATCCTCCTTCGCGCATCTTCGCGCTGGATGTCATCGGCGACCCGGAAGCGAGCGCGCGAAACACGGAGGAGATGCGGCGGCAGGGCATCGACGCCATCGCGACCTTCCACTACGGATCGCCGTGGCACTACCTGAAGGACGTGGCCAAGCCGGGCAAGTGCGCCTTCGGAGGCATGGTGGCCCGGGCAAAGGGCGGCTTCGGCGTGCGGTTGACACGGGAGCGCAGGCTGGCATTCCTTGAGGAGTGCTTTGCCCGGGCGTGGCCCGTGTGGTCGCACGGCTTCGGCTGCTGTGACGCGATGCTCCTGTCTCGGCTCCCGCTGGCGTCCGTGGACGCCACGTCGTGGATATTCGCGCTGTCGCGGTACGGCAACATCCAGTACCTGCAGGGGCTCAACAACTCCGGGCTGCGTGCATCGAAAGACCGCAGCGCGTACAACAGTGCCGTACGCGGGCAGATCGACTACTTCAGGCGCATGGAGAGCGAGGCTCAGGCAAAGTGGGGTTCGATGCTGTCAGCGAAGGGATACGGCACCGTCCGTCTGCGCTACGCGCTCTCAGGCAGCGGCGACCGACAGCACTTTGAGGACTACTTGCGGAGGCACGCATGACTCGGACGGTCGTACTTCTCTCGGGTGGGCTCGACTCCACGGTGCTCGCGGCGGCGCTTGCCAAGCGGCACGAGGTTCACGCGCTCACGATCCACTACGGTCAGCGCCACGCCATCGAACTGCTTGCCGCGAAGCGAGTGGCGGAAGCGCTCGGTATCTGGCATCGGCAGGTGGACCTGCGCGACTTCGGCGAGTTGCTGCCGAACAGTTCGCAGACGGACGTGACCGTGGCCGTGCCGCACGGGCACTACGAGGAGGAGTCGATGCGAACGACTGTCGTGCCGAACAGGAACATGGTGATGCTCGCCGTGGCTGCGGGGCACGCGCTCGCGATTGGCGCGCGCTCGGTCGCGATTGCCGCGCACGCTGGCGACCACGCCGTGTACCCGGACTGCCGCGAGGAGTTCTTCACGGCGTTCGTCCGCGCCGTCAGGCAGGGAAACTGGGATGCCGAAGGATTCACCGTTGACAGGCCGTTCGTCGGCGCGTCGAAAGCGGACATCGTGACGCTTGGGGTTGCCGAGGGCGCGCCGATGGCGCTCTCGTACTCGTGCTACGAAGGCAAGTCGAAGCACTGCGGCAAGTGCGGCACGTGCGTGGAGAGGCGCGAGGCGTTCTCGCTCGCTGGCGTGGTCGATCCAACGGAGTACGAGCCATGATGATCCGTCGCCGATATCGCTTCTACGCCGCGCATCGCAACCCGGGGCTGGCGGACAAGTGCGCGCGCCTGCACGGGCACCGCTACGGCGTGGAGGTCACGCTCGTCCTTCCTCCGTCGCGCCACGGCGTCACGACGCTGTTCTGCGACATCGACGCGCGGCTAGCGCCCATCTTCGACTCGCTGGACCATCGGACTCTGCTCGCCGCTGACGATCCGCTCTGCCCTGCGCTCGCCGACAGCGTTGTGCGGCTCCCGTTCGCGAGCAGCGCGGAGAACCTAGCCGCGTGGCTCCTCGGGCGCTGCACGCAGGCGATGCCCGGGTGCGTCGAATCACTCGCCTTGACTGAGACGGACAGCGCCACGGTGGTCGCGACCGTCGATGACCTTTCGGAGTGGCCGCGATGACTTACACGGTGAATGAGGTGTTCTGGTCGCCACAGGGCGAAGGGATGCGCGCTGGCGAGATGTCCGTCTTCGTGCGCTTCACGGGCTGCAACCTGCGCTGCACGATGGAGCCGGGGCCGAGGAGCCCGGGCGGATTCGACTGCGACACGGAATTCATGTCGGGACGCAAGATGACCGCGCCCGAAGTGCTCGCTGCGGCGCGCGAGGCGTGCGGGCTCGGAGACGAGTACCTACGGAGCCACGGCGCGTGGGCCGTCTTCACGGGCGGCGAGCCCGGGCTGCAGGTGGACCGCGCGCTGGTCGATGCCTTCCACGAAGCCGGATTCAGGTGCGCGATGGAGACGAACGGCAGCGTCAACGTCGATGGCCTCGGCCTAGATTGGATCACGGTGAGCCCGAAGGTGGCAGAGCACGCCGTGCGCCAGACCACCGCTACCGAAGTCAAGTACGTGCGAGGGTACGGACAGGCGCTACCGAAGCCCGCGTGCACGGCGACGTACCAACTCGTGAGCCCGGCATTCAACGGCCTCACGCTGGACCGCAAGGCACTTGAGTGGTGCCTCTCTCTCATCAAGGAAGACCCGTCATGGCGACTGAGTATTCAAATGCACAAGGCTTGGAACGTGCGCTGACGGCACCGTTCGCTCCGAACCCCGTACTGCAGGAAGCCTGTGTCGCCTACCTGTTGCGCTGCATCGGCGAAGACCCGACGCGGCCCGGTCTCGTAGACACGCCAAGGCGCGTCGTGAAGGCGCTGGACGAGATGACCAGCGGACGCAACATGGATCCTGCGAAGGCGCTCGGGACCGTCTTTGACGAGGCGTGTGACGAGATGGTTCTCGTGCGAGGCATCCGCTTCGTCTCGCTCTGCGAGCACCATCTCCTCCCGTTCGTAGGCGAGATGAGCGTGGGCTACGTGCCGAGCGGTCGCGTGGTCGGACTCTCCAAGATTCCTCGCATGGTGGAGGCGTGGGCCCGTAGACCTTCGATGCAGGAGCGACTGACGCAGCAGGTCGCCCACACTCTGCACGCCGCGCTCGCGGCACGAGGCACGGCAGTCGTTGCCCGAGCCAGCCATGCCTGCATGGGTTGTCGTGGCGTCCGCCAGCCCGATGCCGACATGGTGACCTCGTGCCTCCTCGGTGCGATGCGCAACGCAGACGCACGTGCCGAGTTCATGGCGCTCGCGGGCGTGGCGTGAGGGGTATGGGGTGCCAATGATTGGCACTTTTGATCCCAGACCGCACCCCTGCCTCGCGCGCGCACGCTCCCGGGTTAGCGGGAACGCCCCTAGCCGCCTCGGAGAGCCGTCCGAGGGCCCGGAGCGGCCCGGAACCCTCCTCGCGGCCCCGAACGCCTCCTAGCGCCTCCTCGCCATGCCCGGACCACCTCCCAAGCCCACCGCCGCGATGCGCCTTGCCGGGTCGTGGCGCGCCGCCACCCGGAAGGGCGAGCCCGTCCTGCCGATCATCGTGCCGCAGCCACCGGAGTGGCTGGAGCCGCCAGCGAGGGAGGCGTGGGACGAGTTGGTGCGGGCGATTGGACCGATGCGCGTCCTGACCGACGCCGACGCCATCGGGCTCGGGCACTTGGCGGAGTACCTGTCGCGATGGAAGCACGCGACGAAGCAACTCGCCCGCTACGGCGACGTGCTGCCCGTGAAGGATGACTCCGGGGCCATCATCGGCTTCAAGCGGTCGCCGTACGTCGCGATGCAGTTGGAGTACGGCCTCATGGTGCGGAGGATGATGCAGGAGTTCGGACTCACGCCAAGCGCGCGGACGCGCCTGACCCAAGAACATGACACGAAGCAAGTCGAAACCATCTTCAGCCGCAAAGCCGCGCTCACGCGCAAGTAAGTGGTCAGCCGAGGCATTCAACACGCTGCCTCGGTATGACGCGATTGCCACGAAGGGCAACTCCGTATGGGAGCCGGAGGCAGCGAAGCACGCCATCAACTTCATCGAAGGGATGTGCCGCTACACGGAAGGAGAGTGGGCCGGACAGCCATTCGTCCTGCTCCCGTGGCAGCGCGCGCTCGTCGGCAACCTCTACGGCTGGTTGAGGCCGGACGGCTCGCGCAGGTACAGGCAGGCGCACATCCTGATCCCGCGCAAGGCAGGCAAGACAGAGTTGGCGGCGGCGCTCGCGCTCTACCACCTGCTCGCCGACGATGAGCCGACGCCGAATGTCTACGGCATCGCACGCGACCGCAAGCAGGCGAAACTCTGCCTGAACCGCGCAAGCCGGATGGCCGAGGCTGAGCCGCTGCTGCGCCAGCGCACCGAGTCATACCAGCACCGCCTGATCGCTCCGCAGTCGTACGGCTCGTACGCCATCCTGTCCGCCGATGCTCCGGCAGCGCACGGACTCAATACGAGCGCCTGCATCGCGGACGAGATTCACGCGATGGAGAACCGCCGTGACCTGTGGGAAGCCGTGATGACCTCAATGGGCGCGCGCCGCCAGCCGCTCATGGTCAGCATCACGACGGCAGGAGTGCTGCGCGAGTCGCTGGAGCACGACCTGTTCCAGTACGCGCTCCGGGTGTGCGAGGGAACGGTAGACAATCCGGCGTTCCTGCCGTGCCTCCACTACGCCGAGGTCGAAGACCCATGGGATGCCGAGGCGACGTGGAAGAAGGCCAATCCTTCGCTCGGCCACACCGTGCGACTGCCGTGGTATCGCGAGGAGGCGAAGCGAGCGCACGACCAGCCTTCGTACGAGTCGCCGTTCAGGACGTACTACCTGTGCCAGCACATCACCGCGTCCGACAGGTGGATTCGCATGAGCGATTGGGAGGCGTGCCGGGAGGAGATTGACGCCGAGCGGCTGCGCGGCTTGCCGTGCTACCTCGGCGTGGACCTTGCGCAGACCACCGACCTGTCCAGCATCGCTGCCGTGTGGTTGGACGGTGAGCGAATCATCGTTCGGAACTGGAACTACGCACCCGAGGTCGGGGCTGCTAACCGCACGCGACGAGATGGCGTGCCGTATGTAGAGTGGGCGAGGCGAGGCTGGATGACGCTGACGGCAGGCGACACAACGGACTACGCCTACATTCAGAAGCAGATCGAAGCGCTGGCGAAGGACAACCGTGTCAGGCTCATCGCATATGACCCGTACAACGCGCAGAACCTCGCCAACGACTTGGAGAGCAAGGGCCTCAACGTGGTCCGCGTCCCGCAGTCGTTCCTCAACCTCGCCACGCCTACGCAGATGTGGGAGCGAGCCGTGCTGGGCAGGAAACTCTCGCATGACGGCAACCCGGTGCTGGCGTGGGCGATGTCAAACTGCGTCGTGGACCGGGACGCCAACGGCAACCCGAGGCCGAGCAAGAAGCGGAGCGTGGAGCGAATCGACCCCGTGGTGGCTTCGATCATCGCCATCGCGGCGAGTCTCCACGACGAGCAGCAGCAGCGAAGTGTCTACGAGGAACGAGGACTGA